TTGGTACGCATCCATTATCTGGATTGGTACCGTCAGTGCTTACACCGTTTGCTGTATACCCACTGAAGCCACCGCATGACCATTCGCAGAAATAATCCTTTGATGAGAAAGCCTCAGAATTTATATTTAAGAAGGGTGGAGAATATAGGGTACCGTTGACCCAATCGTTAAAGAAGTCGAATTCTAATAAGTCTAAAGACTGTAGTAAACTGAGGGCAACACAAGCTGTGTAGCCAGCATCACCTGGCGGTAATGTATCTCCAAAATCATTGTATGGTAGACTACCAACGCATATCACCACGTCTTCAGATTCAGCCGCATTGCAACCATCACTACCAGATTCACAACCTGGCGCATAAAATATACTGTTACCTCCTGACGTACATTCTAAGGTTATACATGGGACATATGGGATTACGTCCCCCGCAGTACCAAAACTTACGACTAGTATTATACCGTTAATAACACTTATTATAAAGTTAATAATACCTATTATAATGAAGTTTATGTTAGCAACTATTATAGCTAATATTTGTACTAAACCACATATAAAATTAAATAACGAGTCTGAAACTATATTCAACGAATTGTATGGGAAAGGATTGGTGGTTCCGTTAGCACTATCAACATCCTTAATACCTATGAACGCCCTATTACTTGGGTCATCCGAATAAGTTTTTTCGTATCTACGTATATAGTTCTTTACACTATAAACGGTATTCCAAGTCAAATCAGCTAAGCTAGCTTTATTGGTATTGGGCCCAAATTCAAAATCGATTATAGGTTCACCATATGGGAACTCATTGCTAATCGTCGACAGTTGATGCTTTCTTGGGTTATGCGGTACGAGATACTTAGCACGTTTGGTAACTCCAATGGCATTATTGTCCATACCGATTCTGAACCGTACTCTAGCTCTCGTAGGTATTCCTCTATCGGTGTCGTCAGTTGGCACTAAGTCACCAAATTCATCAGTAACCTGATAATCTAAATTCATCGGAACCTGATAGGACCACGTACCGTCACTGTCAATAAGTTTGCCTCCAGAAATGTCAAATCTTTCAATCGTACCATCTAAGGTCTCTCTTATCATATCGATAGTTCCAGCACCTGTTGTTAGTGAAGATAGTTTACCTAGTTTGCTACTTGGTTTACATCTTAAGTTAATAAATTCACTACTATCACCAAAAATTGACCCCATGAATATCGCATGTGGCGTAACTACGGTATTCAAATTAATATCTTGTCTGGTTATAACCACATTACATGTGTCCTTTTCACCCCAATATGGTTGTATATTAACACTTGCTGGTATTCTATTTACCACATGTGCATTGGTCTCTATATTATCTGAAGCCCGTTTGAACTTGGTAGTCGAATCAAAAGAGTCGACTGAAGAACCTTTTCGAATAAAGTCATACGGTTTCTGACTAACAATCCCTACGTCTGATAAGTCTGCCTCAACGTATACCGTATATGAACCCACTGGTACACCGAATATCATATAGTCACCAGATTCATTTGTTGTTGTGCTAAATTTGTAATACTTACAATATATTTCCAACATCCTATCATCGTCCAAAAACGCCCGTTTTTTTGGGAAATCGCCTATGGGTGTGAAACAATCATCATTAGTTTCGTTACTATTCGGTAATAGGTTATATCGCAATCCGTTAGGTCCTTTGTCGGTAATTTTCTCATACGGATACAGTGAGAATATTTCATCGTTTTCAGCATCTAAATCGGATACTGGTATAAAAATACTTACCTTAGCATTTGGAACCCCAAAACCGTTATTAACTATGACCCGACCGACCACAGCCCCATAATCAGCACAGAATGTGGTATATAGGTCTTTCTGAGATATTTTAAGTGATAGAACTTCGACAAAATCAAAGTCTTGTTCCATATTGATTTTTATGAAATTATCCCCACCGTTCGGTGTCGTCCGTATTCTTATTGTTTTAGACATTACTTTACTTCATAAACCTCAAATTCGGCCAAATTCACATCTGGTTTAGCTTTAATCAATTTATGGGTCTTTATGATTTCCCCCAAAGACTGTAACATGAACATTAAATCAATACGTTCGTCACGAACAACTGCAACATAGAGCATGTATAACATAGGTATAAGAAATAATGGTGATATCAAACACATAATGCCAAATAAAACCCATTTAAGTGCCTTATATTTATTACTATTAGTTTTTCCACTGTTCTCAGAATGTGGGTTTGTCCTTTTATTCGTTTTGCAGCAACTCATGTCTTAATTTTTTATGAAATATAAACGTTAAAATAAAAATGTGAATTAATATTAATTGTTCCTAACTCTACACCTCACGTCTATAGATGGAAATTTGATTTCAAAAAGGCTCACAGGGTCCCCTATGAGTGCATAATTCTGAGATACATTTATCTCTCTAGTCTCAGCATCGATAAGGGGTTGAGATATCTCGTTCAAAGAGTAATTACCTCCGACTTTATTGAATAATTTTAAATCTATTACGTTCAAAACACCACCAACATTGTTTATATTCTCAATCAATTGGCTTATATATATAGTTTCACCCATTTCAAAGTTTTTAATATCCATATAGCTTTGGATATTCTGAATTACCTGTGATATAATTTGTGATTGTGGGTATTGTTTATCTATGAATATACCGCAGTCAACCGCAATATTTATTACCTTACCATCACGCACTTCAACATAATCGTTTATCATCCTATAGTTTGAAAGATAGGTGGCGATATTCTCTTTTAGTGTTGACGTGGACTGATTTAATAGTTTCCCAGAAGCATCCAAGGATAAGATATATGCGCTAATTTTGTTTTGGTTCTCAAGGACACCCACTCTGAAGGGTACACCAAACTCGCCTGGCATCATTCCAATTCTAACTTGATAGTCTTTTATTGTAACAGCCCTATTCTGAGAAGAGAAATTATATCTCACCATGTTTCTAATTTCTTCAACAGATGGTTCATCACGCCCACCTATTGCTGGGAGAGGATTGTTCACTGTCAACGAGTTTCTAACGCTATTGTTTATATTCTGATTGTTACCGTTCACAGTCATATTCACAGTATTAATCGTATTAAGTACGTTTGGGCCTAAATTGGCCGCTGCGCCACCGCCTACTCGGTAACTGATGAACATCGTGGTATTAGGTGTTAGTGTTTTACCTAAGCTCAAGTTGTTTATAAAATCTCCGATTCGATTCACTAAAGTCTTATCAACCCCAAAATCACATAATGAACCAACATCTTGTGAACCACCACCAAAAATAAGTTTGGTGAACCCTAAGTCGGTATATTCCCGTATAAATCTTTGATCCACCCTCACCCATTTGCCAGTATTTATACCTGATTGGGTACTTGGTGCCAATTGGTCTTGGATAAAGACCAAATCATCGGCCAAAGCCTCCATCTCATACCATCTGTTAGCTGGATTCAAGAATTGGTCAATGCTAGGTGTTTGAGTATAATTAAGCCCTTCTAATGTTATTGCGGAATTTATTGAAAGAACGTTATCATCTGGTAATGTGACTTCAAAGAAGGGTCTAACATCACTTGCTGTGACCGACCTTTTGAATATCTTGGTTATACCGTTTATAACCAATTCTCTTTTTGTTAAAGTATAATTCGCCAAGTTTCCAGATGAGTCTATATTTGGAATTATAAGTCTATTTGGTATTCCGTTGATGCTAAAAGGTGATGAAAAGTCTATGTCGTTGACAGTTTCAAATACTTTCCCAGCTCCAGATACTTGTGCACCTCGTCTAATAAGTGGTGCGTATGATATATCAAAGGTATCGCCGAATACGGGTACAATTACGCTGAAATCGGCTATGGTAACGCTGGGTCTTTTGCCAGGTATCTTTAATCCGAATGTCCTAGCCATGCTTAACACGCTAGCCCTTTCTTGTGCAAAATTAATCTGCGTCTCTTGGAACATCCTGTCGGTATGGAATGATAGCACATCACCGACACCAGCATTCAAGTCGATAAGCATTGAACCCACCGAGGCATCGTTGAAGTCTTGCAAAATAGATGGGTAGTATTGCCTTATATAGTTGATAAGCTCAATTCTAAGGTCGGCAAAGTTTCTGGCAAAATATGGTATTTTCTGTGACATTTTTTTATATATTAATTATAATGACATCCCTTTCCTCGAACACGTCCTCGGTTACGGTGTAATCTATCTTTATTGTTGCTTTATGTTCAAACTCCTCATCTCGTTCAACAATAACATCATTTACTATTAGGTTCGGTATGTATTTTTTAACGGTCTCATTTATATCTGTCTTTATATCAGATAGCGTCTTACTATCATTGGGTTCGAAAATATACTTCATCAAATCAGTACCGAAATCTGGTAGATAATATCGTTGACCTCTTGTGGTCAATATAAGATGCAACAAATCACTTCTAATTGCAGATGAATCAGTGTCGTTTAACTCAAATAGGAAACCCTTTATACTATCCCTAAATGGGTACCTTATATTTATATATCTACCTTGTGCCATTTATTGATAAATATAACTCAAAGATTTTTTTTGTATAGAAATGAGATTATACAAAAAAACCCGAATTAACGGGTTAAATTTGTTTACCGAATTTCAGTTTTTATTTACGAATTCCGTAAATTAAGATTTTTTTAAGTCATACTTCATTAAAATAGAATTTGTCGGTTCACCCCAAGCCCATCTTGGTATTCTATTATAGAACATACCTAAAAATAAATCTTTATTTGATTGTTTATTAGGCTCTTCCATATTTTCAAATTCATTAGCC